GGCTTCATGTTACCGCTTCGCACGGACATATTTTTATTTCCCAAACTTACATCTGAGTATGCCTATCAGTATTTAACCGACGCAGGATATACCGACGGTAAAAAGATGCGTAGGGGTATGGCAGATGCGGTAGCTAATGCTATCCTTAGCCCAACAGTAGCGCCACAGGTAGCTAAGCCGGCATTGGAAGTACTTGCAAACTACAACACGTTTACAGGTAGACCAATTATTGGGCAGGGTTTAGAGAATTTACCAACCGCACAGCAATACTCTAACTACACATCCGAGCTTGCTAAAATATTAGGCAAGGCTGGAGTAATCGCCCCAGTTAACATTGACCACTTAATTAGGGGTTATTTTGGTACTACTGGTGGATTGGGGTTAGCGGCAACATCTTGGGCAATTAATGGGGGTAAAGATATACCCGCACCTGAGAAGACAATGCAAGATGCCTTGGCTACGTTCCCGGGACTTAGTGCATTCTTCTATCGTGAGTATGGTAGCGCCGCTAAAAACGACTTCTATGAGTTACGTACTGAAGTAGATAAAGCAATGAACGGCTTTAACCGTATGAAGAAGCGTGGGCAGGTTGAAGAAGCTAAAGAGTTTATGGAAGAGAAGAAAGATTTATTGGCGGTTCGTAGCCAAGTAAATAACATAAATAATCAGTTAGCTAAAATACGGGCTCGTGAAAATGAAATATATGAACTGCCGGCGTCTAAAATGTCTGCTGAACAAAAGGGCGCAGAAATTAAAAAACTTCGTGAATTAGAAAACCGAGCTCTTGAGCGGGTTTACGACTTACGCCAAAGGGCTGGGTTCTAATAAAAAAATGCCCCGCAGTATGTCGCGGGGCTAAGTCCCCACATTTTTCGAGGAGAAGAGTGAATTAATTATCACTCAACCCGCCAAATTCGCAAGCCGTATCGTCCATTTTCTACGACTTCCTTGCAGATAACCTTATAACCCCACCGCCCTGCTTCGGCTTTTAGGGTTTTACAGTGGGCTTTTCGGTCTAAGCAAGGGATAAACAAAGACTGCCCCGGCTCAAACTTCTTCCACGGAATCAGTACTATCAGATTCAGGATCTTGAGCATTTAGGAACTTATCTTCACGGAAAAAATCTAATTTAGTAGCATCAAATACAAAGGCTGGTACGTTAACTTCAGCACCCATAATAGTGCCGGCAGTCATACGCTTACGCTTGGTGCCAAGGAACGCTTTGTTCTTCCTGTGCATAGATAGCGACTCGTCAACGTTGAGTTGCATCTTGGCGCACTCGGCTCGGTATTCCTTAGCCACGACAAACAATAGTTTGGTATCAGGCTCGTAGCGGATAGTAAGAGCGCCTTTGGGTTCTCGGATAGGTCCGGTTTCCAGTCCGGTTTTTCCGTCTTTCTTACCGTTAATCGTAAGAGTCTCGTGGAACTTGCGATTAATAAACCCACCCAAGAAGTCGCTACTTTCTAGCATCAGCATCTTGTTCTGATGTCTAGAGTCCTTAATGTGCTGAATGATGTACTTAAGAACAGGCTTGTGGTCAATATTATGTAAGCCAAGGTTCTTGGAAATAATACCACCAACGATAGCAATCGTGGACATAGCTGACCAGTAACGCTCATGCGATTTAATCTCCGCTGCTTGCTCTATCTTAGACTGCATAGTACCTATGAAGGTAATTACTTCCGGCAAGTGGTTAACAATGTATTGGATGTATGGGAATACAGCATGCCCATAGTTTTCGTACAGCCGGTTAAAGTGTTTGCGAGACCATTCAGGATCGTCATTAGGATCGTTAAAAATATGCAACTCCATAATCCTCATGAGTTCGCCTTCGGGGAACGCCTTGATAGATAGCAAGTCGTCACGCAACGATCTGTTGGATGTTGTGATTAGTCCTGTTGCCCATTTAGTATGGTTAATACGCTCGGCGTTTTCTTGTGAGCGCATACGGTTTTTGGCTCGACCTTCAGTGATGTCATACGTTAGGTTTGACTTTTGGTCTGCCGGCATATTGGTCATTTCGTCAAACAATATTGGTAAGTTTTGGAACGTGCCAATACGCTGAAGCTTTTGGTTATAGGTATCCTTGACCCGCATGAGTGAGTCTTTGGGGTGTCCATAGATACTACCAATAGCGTGCAGGATAGTCGTCTTGCCTGAGCCTGATCCTTGGGATTTAAGACTTAATAGATAGCCTTCTAGGTTAGTAAACTTAAGCAGGACGTTGCCAAATCCCATGAAGAACGCAAATGCCTTGGCTTCCATGTGGTCTCGAGAATAAGCATTAACTACATCTTTCCATATGTGGAAGTCGCCCTTCTGTCTAAACATTGGTACAAGCTCTAATGTAGTAGCCGTAGGCGGGCTGTATTTAATTTCCGTTGCAGTAATTTCTTTATCGCCAAGGATAAACCCGCTATCGTCGGGCAACCACCCAAACTGTTTGCGTGCTAGTTCTGCTTCTGAACTAGCTTGTAGTTCTTCTACCCATCTAGTTATGTAAGCCATCAATGTTTCCTGTCTCTTTCCTAAAACCGCTACGCCCTTCTCGGCAATAGCATCTCTAAACCTATCTTTAGATAGCACCGCAGTGAGTGGCATGATGAACTCACGTACGCCGTCTTTTGGTAGGTGTAGTCTTAATAAAATACACTCGCCCTTATCGGGGTCGTGCATGCGCTTGACTACGTAGAAGTCGTATGCGTAAACAAGTGTGTCTTCGTCTTCGTCTGTCTCAGGATTTTTACTGCGTACGTATACCCCTCCAACCTTGCCTCTGAAGAAGGGGTATGGATACTTTGGGATTGTGTATTCCTTAAGTTCGTTTGTTGCCTTTTCTTTCTCAACGACAACGCTTTCTTCCTCTGCCTCAGCAATCTCTTTACCAAGTTGGATTGGGGATGAGATATTGTGCGGGCATCCTTGGCAAAGTTTAGGATTAATCTTTTTAAACGTAGCGCAGGTATAAGGACCTTTTGTGTCGTTTGCTTTGCGCTCAGTAGCCTGTACCGAATAGTCGGGATGCCTTTTAGAAATAATGTGGATAGCTTTCTCGTTATCCACGCAAGCGTTAGCAATACTAAGTCCTGCTCTCCATAAGGGTTCTTCTATCGACTCTTGGTTTTCATAGATATTAACTATCTGTGGGCATCCTTCACCTTCTAGGCTTTTGAGCAGTATGGTCTTAAACCTAGACTGACTGTTGCCCATCAGCGCCATGGTTAGGGCATCCATCTCTCTAGGGATAAATGGCTTGCCTTTCATACTGGCAAATATGTCTGCCTCTTCTGTTGGTTCTATATCAGAGACTTTTAAAAGATCTTTGAAAACAGCGTTAGCCACCAGGGGGCCTGTAAGTATGATTTCTACATCTGTCGGATTGTTGATGTCCTTGTAGCTAAGCGTATTAGGAAGCCGCAGGATGCGGGCAACGTCCGCCGTAACCACAGGGTCAGCTTGCAGGTTGTGGGTGTCGCAGAGAAGCTTAAATGCCTCGGCATAGGGCTTCCATTGTTCCTTGGGCATAGCCTCTTCTAGAGCCCAATAAACGTGCAATCCACGCCCCGAATTAACGATCGTAGGCTTGGGTAGCCCAACGGTCTTGATGAATGCTTTGAGGGCTTTTAAACCATCTTCTTGCGTGGCATAGGGTTTACTTGCACCACAATCTATATCTATAAAAAACGCCTTGAGGGACACGGCATTAGCGTTAACCCTACCCCCCTTTGGATCTGCATATGAAGCAAGTGCAAAGTATGTATCAAAACCATCTTTGGCTAATCCGTTGCCTAATCTTTCTAACTCTTCTATCGACCCAACTAATTTTTGTCTTGCTTTACCTTCTTTTAACCCAACCACACAGTATTGTCCTGTGGGGGGAAGAACCTGTTGTAAAAATATATTCGTTAACATAGTCGCCTTTGACCGTCATAAAAAGGATGGGCAGGAGTGGACGGCGATACACTCTCTTCGGGTGCTACCCTAGCCCCCCATACAACTAACTTAACTTACTAACAAGCTTCTGCATCTTTTCCTGATGTTTCTGTGGGACATTAGTTTTACCACGAAACCAAGAATAGACAGTCATGCGGGATACGTCGAAAAATGTTGCTACATCAGAAACAGGAATATCCTTTCTAATACAAGCAATTCCAAACAGTACCCCTAACTTTGACCGATCTGAGGCATTCACTTCGTTAATAAACGTACTTGAATAGCCTTTCATGATGACTCCTATTCGTCGTCCCACTCAGAAAGAACTTTGCTAATATCTTTCTTAGGCGCAGGTTCTTCCTTCTTGGTCGTACGTTTAACTGGCTCGTCTTCTTCCTCAACCACTGCCTTTACAGGCTCAGGTTTTGGTGCAGGGGCAGGTGCCTCTAGCTTGAGTGCGTTATCGCCTTTTGGTTTAGGTACAACCATAGTGATTGCACGCATAGCTGACTCGCTCTTGCCTTGCTCGATTGCTACAGCAATCTCGTTAGACTCTAAGAAACGTACTGGCTTGAATGTAATCTTAGGTGTAGAGGATGCAGTATCAAATCGCATCTCAGTTACAACCGCAGTAATTGGAACGCTCTTAGCACCAATCATCTTTGCGTACATTTGCAGAGGCCATTTACCTGCTTCGCCTTCGCCAAAGATAGACGTAGCGGGCAGAGTTAATTGGAACACGTCGCCACCAATATCGTTATCTAGCACAACTGCAATACGTTGGCTGTATCGGCAAGCACGGCTTTCGCCTTGTCCTGAACCTTTGATATTTTGTGGGCAAGTAGCACAACTTTTTGCTTGTGGTTCGGCGATGCTATTGTCAGGGAAGTCGCCGTTAGGAGACCAACAATCAGGAGGTCCTGACTGACCTTTCTTATAAACACCGGCGTAGTATGTGCGAGATACCTTTGAGGATGCCGCAACAATAATAACGTTTAGTGAACGCTCTTCTTTAATGGCAACTTCTTTGCCGTTAACTAATAAGCGCCATACACCGCCCTCGATAGAAATACGCTTGCTTCCACCGCCAGTATCGCCCATCAAAGCTTTAGTGGTATCGTCAAGTTCCGCAATCTTAAGGTGTGCGGGCAACCCTCCATCTAACATAGCAAGTTCTTTGCTCATTATCTTCTCCATTTATTTACGACGAATAACCGCAGTGAACTGACGGTCAACTTGTAGCCCCGGGGGTAATAACTCGGGGTTTTCCTCAAGGAATGCCGACATCGTTGATTGAGCTATACGCTTTTCTAATAGATCAACTGCGTCGTGCTTCTTAAGAAAATCATAGAACGAACTCCAATCGCTCGTCCAATATCTTTTACTAATCTTGCGGGACACTGTGCCAAACTCAGTGCGCAAACTTTCTGCGCCTGTTGCTTTGCATATTTCTAACAGTTCGCCTTCGATTATTTTTTGTTGCTCTTCAAGATCATCGTCTTGCTTTTTAATTTCAGCACGTTTATCACGAATTTTGATATACGTCTTCACTAGCTTATCAGCAGTAATATTTTCCATACTCTTCTCCATATCGTTATATCTATAATTTAATACCAATATTTGACTTTGTCAAGTACCCTCCTC